GTAATGTATTGTCAAAGCGATTCCAAAGTTAGATCCGAAATAACCAAACCAAAGGAGCAATGAATGAGCACAGCAATGGAAACTCTGAAATACTTGAGCAATTCAAGTATGTTCGGAAGAGAAAAGGCAGAAGCAAAGAAGTCAAGTTTCTACAGCGTGAGTGGAGAATCAACGACACTCATCATGGAACATGGTGACATCTACGAGATGTTGGAAAATCCACTTACATCAGCAGTGGCAATCGCATCAGACAGTGTCATCGTCACGACTTGTGGCTGGGCTTCTCCAAACAATGTTGGTGAGCAAATGATTCCACCATCAATGCACCCTGAGCGCAGGCGAGTGTTGGTAGTTATTTGTGCCAACGCAACAGAAACAGCAAGTGCTGTTCGCTTCTCTGATGACTGGGAGAATCCAGTTTATGATGAAGGCGAAGCAGTAGGTTTTCTCAATGATGCGATCAGGTCGTTGTTCGCTTAGAAAAGTCTGTAATGTCCTGAGTTCATCAAAAGACAAGCATGAGATCCCCAGTCCAAGTGGCTGGGGATCTTGTGTTATATGGCTCAAATCTTTATTGTTTGAGTAAGTTGCAATAACAGCGTGGGCATGGTTATGATGTTCTTCTACAACCAAAAGACCTACGGGTCGGAAAGAATAAAGGTAACAATCATGAGTGCAGAGACCAGCAAGTGGCTCAACACAATGACCTTAATCGGCAATGTGTTGAAGCGTGGCAAGGCATGGCATTGGCGAGCAGAAGATCAGGGCGATGAGCCAAACTCTTACGATGGATTCATTCCAGTGGAAGATGTTCGGCGCAGACTGTTCAACTTTGAGGCAGTGTCTCGTCCAGTGTTCCAGCAGACCGAAGAGGGCTACTACCGTCAGATTGAAAACACACAAGCAATCGTTCACGGAAAAGATGGCAATGTGTTCGGCGTGGTGTCGGATCGTTATCAGATCCACCAGTACGGCGAAGTGTTGTTGGACAACTTGAATCAAATCATTGACTCATCAGAACTCGGAATTGACTCAGCAGGACTTCTCACCAAGTCGGCTCGTGGTTGGGTTCAGATCTCAGTTCCTGATTCAGTGACATCATCAGCAGGGTTTGAGTTTCGCCCAACACTTCTCGCAACAACATCGCATGATGGAAAGAATCAAACCATCATCAAGCGTGTGATGCAGGCAGTGGTTTGCGACAACACACTTGCAATGGCACTTGGCGAGCAAGGTCAGCAGATCAAGTTCCGTCACAGTGGAAACTCAATGGGAGATCTCACATCGGTTCGCAATGCTTTGGACATCGTGTTCAAGACATCGGACGATATGTTGCTCGCACTTGAGAAGTTGAGTGCATGGGCAGTCACTGACAACCAGTTCACAGCATTGGTGGAAGATCTCTTCCCAATCAACTTGGCAGAAATCATCACGACTGATGAGGCTGGCAAGATGATCACAGTGAAGACATCAACACCTGACACTCGCTCTGCTGGCAAGCAGAATCCGAAGCGTGACTTGCTGGAGAACTTGTGGCGTGATGATGCACGAGTGACCCCTTGGAAGAACACAGCACTTGGTGTTGTCCAAGCCACAACCACCTTCCACCAACACTTCAGTGGTGGCGATAAGAATCGCTACAACAGGAACTACTCAAGGCTCTTGAGCAATCAGCAAGCCGATTACGACAAGATGGTGTTGGAAAGGCTCACCGAAGTTTGCGCCTGATTCCCCCATCAGAAGCAAGTAGAAGAGCCTCAGCCGAAAGGCTGGGGCTTTTCTGTATCTCAAATGTTTGTAATGTCCTTGCAAAGCCATTCCGAAGTGATAACTTTGAGTTTGTAAACCAACCGAAAGGAACTGAAATGAAAATCAAAATGTGTCCTCTTTGCTCCGAGCCAATTCCAAATCGGCTTCATGCTGGAGAATATTGTGGAGCACTTTCACGCCGAGACAATAAGACCGAGATCTGCTCCGAGTGTGGAGTGATGGAAGCGATGGAAGATCTTAACAACACACCACAGCGATACACATGGACAGAAACATCACAATTCACTGACGAACTTGTCAAAGGTGTTCTGCTCTCCGAGTTCGCTGGTGAAGGTGGCTGGAAGAATGTCGGCATTGACAACGATTACTCAGCGATCTGTCATCCGATTGGTTTCACAGAATGTTTCATGGAAGTGGAACAGTACGACATGAGTCTTTCAACAGTTGATCGTGTTGCCAAAGATGGAATCTTCACACGCTTGTCACGCCGTGACATTGTGAATGGAGTGAAGTGGACAGCGATTGCAGATGGACAGGTTCGCTTGGCATGGCGTGATGGTGTGCGATTTGGTCAGTTTTTCTTCACTGCTGAAATGGGAAGTGCAATCATGGAGATGGCAGTCAAAATCGCAACCGAAGATGGTGATGATGGTGACACTCGTGGTGCTGAATTGAGTGCCTTGCACCAGTCAGAGGATGCTCACAGTTAGTAAAAGTCTGTAATGGTCTCAATGATCCCTCAGCCCCATGATCGGGGGTTGGGGGATTATTGTTATTTACGCCCCAAATTGAGTAGTTGTATTTCCATTGTCATCGGACATACACTTGAGCCATCAACCAAACCAAAGGACGGTAGTCATGTCAGAAAATCCAATGTCAGAAAAGCAGTTGAACTTTGCAGTGAATCTTGTAATTGAGCGAGCAGGTTTGTTGGGCATTGATCCAACACCGACATCGGCAAGCGAGTTCATCTTTGCGAAGCAAGCCAACTACTCATCGGCTGATGCATCACAGTTGATCAATATGTTGCTTGCAGTCAAAGTCACCAAGCAAGCCGATCCGAAAACTGAATCGGCTCTCAACACTGCTGGCATCGTAAATCCATTGCGAGTGATTCCAAATCGTTTCGCAAAGCCATGTCAAGTTTGTGGACACGATGTCGCTTCAGCAACTGGCTTGGCTTGCCAACTCAGCAACTCAAAGTGGGTCACAATTCATCAAGATGGAATGTGCAGTGATGAAGTCAAAGATGGATCACAACTGCACCGACACATGGAAGCGTTCGTGAATGATGCTGTTGCTGAGTGGTCAGTGATTGATGAGAGCAGTGAGTATTACTTCGCACTCGCATCACATACTGGCAACAATGATCTTGACTTCTACGGTCTCGTCAAATCACATCGTAAGGGTGGGGCAGTGTGGGTACTCAAGCGAGTAGTTGGTGGTTCATTGAGCGACAGTGACCTCACTGGCAACTCACCTGTCATGTCACTCACTGAAGCCAAGCGTGTGATCACCACTGTGGGCGATTTCAATCACGATGACTGGAAGTCTGCACAGATGCTCTTTGCCAGCAGTCTCGGCAGGTGCTTCTGCTGTGGCAGGACATTGACCGATGACCACAGCCGTGAGGTGGGCATGGGGAGCGTCTGTGAAGCCAAATATGGTGGTGGCAGTCAGGAATCGCTGGATCTTTACTAAGCCCAACCAGCCCCATCCACGAGCCACTGGTGCATCCCCCCCGATGCGCTGGTGGCTCTTTTATTTGCCCAAATAAAAGTCTGTAATGTCCTGCCAAAGCCATTCCAAATGGATACCATTGACCCATGCAATTCAACCAACCGAAGGGAACAGATATGAAACAGTCAGCACTCGCCAACCTCACGCAATTTATGAGCAACGCACCGATTGAAAAAACTACGTTGTCAATGCCACAAATGGCACAACCATTGTTGGCACATCAAATCACTGGAGCAGAGTTCGCATTGAAGGAACGCACAGTGTTGATTGCCGATGAGCAAGGTGTCGGTAAGACAGCCACTGCGATTGCAATCGCAACAGCATCAGTGATCGCTGGCATGACTCCAGTGCTCGTGATCGTGCCAGCCACAATGCGATTGACATGGAAGCGTGAGTTCGCAAAGTTTGCACCATCAGTGAGCACTACAACCATTCTCGGCACGAACCCAACCAAGTTGAAGATCACTGCATTGCCTGAAGCAGATGTGTTGATCATTGGCGAAGCATCAGTGCATGGATGGAAAGAATTGTTGAAGAACAATATTGCTGGAATCATCATTGATGAATGTCATCACATGAAAGGTGGCAAGCGAGCAAAGCGTTCGCAAGCCACGATTGAAATCGCACAGACTGTTCCGTCATCAGGTGTGCGTGTTGCCATGAGTGGTACACCGTTGATTGCTCGTCCGATGGAATTGTTGCCAGTGATCCAAATGCTGGATCGTGGAGCAACATTCACTGGTGGCATCAATGGCTTCATCAATCGTTACGCACCGAAGATTGATCCCTACGGCACTCGTGGTGCATCACACTTGAAAGAACTGCATGAACTGCTTGCTGGATCATTCATGATTCGCAGAACTCGTGATGAGGTGCTCACGCTTCCGAACAGTGGTCGTACACAAGTGTTGATTGAGATGGATGCGAAGCGTGAAGCGAACTACCTCGCTTGCGAAGAGAATCTCATTCAGTGGATTCGCAATACCAAAGGCGAGGCTCGTGCTCAGAAGGCGATGCTCGCTGAAGCACTTGTATACATCACTGAACTTCGCCACATCTGTGCAATGGGATCTGTGAAAGCAGTGACTGCATATGTGCAGGACTTGCTGGACGATGGTGAGCAGGTATTCATGAGCACCAACTTCACTGATGAAGCCGATGCTTACTTCAATCATTTCTCTGAGTCTGTTCACACTGTCAAGATCGTTGGTGGAATGAATGACAAGGCGAAGCAGGCGAGCGTGGATGCATTTCAGAGTGGTGAGGCACGAGTGTTGATTGGCAATGTTGCCAGTGCAGGTGTCGGTATCACATTGCACTCAGCACGACATCATGTGTCGTGTTCATTGCCTTGGGATTCTGCATCACTGCTTCAAGTTGAAGATCGCATCAATCGCTTTGGACAGGTGCGTGAAACAATTTCGCACATCATGATCGCAGGCATTGATGGCATGACAACGATGGATGAGAAGATGCTCGCCCTCATTGAAGCGAAGCACAAGATCATGCTCGGCGTTCTTGAAGGAACTGCTGATGACTTGATCAGTGAGAGCAATGAGTCAATGGTGCAGGCGATCTTGAACAGTTACTAAATCATCCAGCACTGCGAAGCAAAGATCCTCACGGCGAGATGTCGTGAGGATCTTTTTTTATTCGCCCACACTCAAATGTTTGTAATGTCATCCGATCATCGTGAATAACGCATCACTGGATCATCGGAGAGCGATCAGAATGAATGACTTGGTATGAACATGACCTGCGATTGAGAACGGACAGGCTCGATCAAAACCATTCCGAAGTGAATGGATGAGTACGTTATTTATTTCGCCCAGCGAATCACTTCATCACTGCATTGCATAGAGATACATGGAGTGAATGTCATCGGAGATCATGGAGTGATGATGAGTGAATGACACCGAGATGTGAACACTCGTGGCAACGCTGTACCACTGATGACTCACTGCGATGTGACAGTGAATACCAATGATCGGAGAGCGAGTGGTGGTGCAAATGCTCCCCACGCTCCCCGATGTCTATTCATGCCATTCCAGTAGACCCATTTGTAGGCTGGCATTGGGTTTGCTGGGGATGAGTGCTGCTTTACCCTCTACGATGCCCTGATTGCCCCTTCTCAGGCGTTCTAAGGTGGGTCTATAAGAGAACAATATGCGAATGAGGAATGGGCGATATAGACGCTCTCAGAGCCTTACAATGCGTGGTTGAGGGTTCGCTCCATGCTGGGCAAGGGAATCGCCCAAAGTCTCAACATACCCTGCATACTATAGAGTCTACATAGAGGGTTGAGGGTTGTCAGTGGGCAAAGTCTAACCATAAACCTATGGTAGAGGGTTA